GGTATTGTTTAAAATATCACCAGAATCCATCAATAAGTTGTGATTGAATGTATGCGATGTATTTGTCTGCAAAATATTTGTGTTGTTTGCATTATTTGGATCATAAATAAATGGAACATCGTCGGTTATAAATCTTTTTTGACCTAGTACGTTATTGACTACGAAGGCCTGACCATCCAATTTCAATTGTAAAATGTCATCAAACGTATATTCTTCTTTATCGGGTAAACCCGAGAACAAAATGCCTTTCTCATCGCTGATTATATTTGCCATTACTTGATCTGCTACTGACTTTGATATCTCAAATGTTTTCTTTCGTGCACTCCGCTCCTTTCCCACTGATTTATTGCCACGATTCATATTTTTGTTCTTCTGAGTCTTGACAAGCGTGTTGTATACCGATAATGAAGTTAAAACCTCTGACTTTCTATAAAATAAATACAACTCTTCTAATGCTAATTTTAAATCAAGATACAATATTATTTTTGTCTTTATTATCATAATTGTATCATCTTTGTGAATGAAATTTTTCACCAACTTGACAGACGTTTTTATCGCTCTTATAATATCATTTTCTGATTTGGTAAAAAATGTTTCTTCCTTTGAAGTTTCATCTAAGAGATTTCCACAAAATACATAAATTGTATTGGTGGCTAAATGATTTACTTTATAAACAGACATATACTATAAAGTGAATTTTATTGTCATTATATACCAGAAAGATCATTTATTTATGAATGGCATTATTATATACCAAAATATTTATACTGCAATACATATAACAAATATTTTTGTAATTATTTATTTTTGTATTAAAAAAGTAAAAACATAAATAATTACAGAATAATTCTTATCGTGTAATCTATAAAAAAAATTTTTTAAAATGTCTATTGTTAACATGTAATAAAAATGGAAAAAGTTTGAACTTTTTTTTGTATCTGTATATAGTATAGTATGTCAAACGAATCAAGGTCAAGTATAAAACTAGATCAACTATTGTTTGCACCATTTAAATCATCGCATGAATCCCAAATATTGTTGTCTTTGTCAACATTAAAATATATATCAGATTATGGGTTAGATTCATCAGGTAATCTGAAAATAGCTCAAATAAATTCATCATATTACGATGCTTCTAATCAAATAATCAGAGATGTTTCATTAAATATTCCAGTTATTTCATTGTTAAATATACCTTGTTTGAATGTAAAAAATGTAACAATTGATTTTAATATAAATATACAATCACAAACTATCGAATCAAAAAGTACAATTTTAAATAGCGGTTCATTTTCAAATAATAATAATATAGAAACTAGTGGTTATGTTTCATCGGAAAATTCAAAAAGTAGAGGATCAACATATAATATAAAAGTCGAGGCATCAGATGAAAAGCCGTTGGGTTTATTAATGTTATATAATTTTATAAATACAAATCGTGATATTATTAGACCTGTACCAGGTTCTGCAAATTTAAATCTTAAAAATCTTTTTGGTTGATAATTTATATATAGTAAAATATAAATTATTATTATATAAATACATTATGGTTGATATTTTTGTAACCATTTATAATAACACATTATAATATATGTCGCAATTTTTAATAACAGATGATATATCTAAAAACTATATATTAGTAAAAAACATATATATTATAGACAACAGAATAAATATGTTATGTAATTATGGGATAAATAACACAAATACAATTGATATAAGTTTTCAAACAATATATGATGTTTCAAATATAATTCAATCAATCAAAATATTACCCATTCTTGGTAATACAGATAATTTGACAATACGGCAAGATGTGATTGATTTTTCTCATAAAATAGTATTGCTATTGTCAGGTTCTATAAAAAATGGTATATGGAATAAAACAAATGATATGTTAGCTAGATATAAATCATTAGATTATATTGAATATATACCAAATAGTAATTTATATAACAATGAAAATAATTGCGTTCCTTTGTTAGATATTTCAAATATTTGTCATACATATTGTAGTCCTAACGAATACAATAATATTTATGATTGCAGCTTACGAGAATACGAGTCTTCTCATATAACAAAACAAATAGAAAATAAAATTGCATCACAAATACGTCAGCCATATAATATATGTGATAATGAAAACTCTTATATCATAAAAACTGAATTTGTTAATAAACCGCCGCCTGGTATTAACCAACTATTTAACTATATTTTATATTAGACAAAATAACTAGACATTTAGTTTACATATTATTTCCATTATTTATTAGAGTATGTAATAAATAATATCTTTATATATAAATTAATGTCTGCGTTTGATAGGTTACTTCGTTTAGTAGGAGATATATTCACTTTAAATTTTTCGGAATTTTCTGTAAGTCCAAGTTTTATGAATTATAGTGAACGTCAAGAGCTAAGACCCATTATACTGAGTGTGGCAAACAGAATAACTGGTATAAATAGAGGTATAGAAGGAATTATAACAGAAATTGGAAATAACCCGCTATCAGCTGACGATATAAATATATTGTATACTATTGAACAATTATCTGAACAATTGAGAAATTTAAGACGAAGTCGAAATCATGGTAATTATGATGATATTTTAGATGATAGTCAATGGCCTGATTATGATACACGTAGAATTCTTACTATACAGAATATGTTAAATAACTTTATTGCGAGTTGTAAACGTAGATCTAATCTTGATCAAGTTACACCACCTGATATAGAGGCGGCAGCCGCTGAACGTGCTGCAATAGCAATCGCAGATCGTAGGAGAGCGATGGCTGATCTTCATCTTGGTCTTGAACGTTCAGCAAGAGCAATGGAAAGTCAGGCCGCCTATATACGAAGACAAGAGGCAGCAGAGCGAGATAGTTTACGTGCCGCACGAGCATCAGGTAATGCTCCACCAAGATTAGATGGTGGTCCTCCTTTATCCGATGCAAGATTAAGATTGTTAGGCGCCGCACGAGCACCAGATAATGCTGCACCAGGATTAGCTAGTGTCGCTCGTTCTCCAGAGTATGCACCCATGAGTCCTGATTACCCACCACCCCGTTCTCCTAATTACCCTCCCCCTTTTCAACTAGATCCACTCGCAGCCCCCTTCGCCGCAGATGCTGCCACAGCACGTGAACAACCTCCAAGAAATGAAACTGAACGTGGTAATTTTAACATAATGGCCAATCAACAACCTAACCCTCCGAATGAGTTGGTATGCCCAATAACACAAGAAATAATGTTTGACCCAGTTGTAGCATCAGATGGACGTACATATGAACGGAACGCTATTCAAAGGTGGTTATCAACAAAAAACACTAGTCCTATGACAAAGGAACCTATTATTGACAAAACATTACGCACAAACTGGACTATTCGAAGTGCCATACAAAGATTTTTAGATAGGTCTTTAGTAAAAGATATGGTAGGTGAATCAGTCAATATGTTAATGAAGAGAATTAATGATGGTAAGGACGAGGATAAAAAAATCAATAATAAGGAGGCGATGATTCTTCTATATGATAATGATTTTAATGTAGATAAAGCATATGACGCTTATATTATGACTCAAGGTGGAAGAAAAGGAGGAACTCGTCGTAATCTAAGAAAAAAACCTCATAACCAACGTAAGAACAAGACAAAAAAACGTAAGTGAATCGTATGAGAAAATAAAAATTTATATTAATCATATATAATAATTATTGTTTTCCACATGAAGATCGTCATGTTTGAATAAATTCAATGACCAATATTATACCATCTATAATAAATAATATAATATATTTATATATACGTTATGTCAGAGTTTAATACATTGATCAATTTAGTATTAGATATATTTCGAATGGATTTTTCAGAATTTATGCGTATGCCAGATTCGGATGGTCAACATCAAGAACGAGACGAAAGGCTAAGGACACGTGCCATAGAGATGAATGACGAAATGATGCGTATATATGGAGATATACAACAAAGTATAAGAAGAATCGAGTCCAACCCTAACCCACCTACACGTGAAGATATAAATATATATCATACATTAGAACATTTTTCTCGTTACTTACAACGTATACAAAGGCTCACAGGTATATGGTTCCTTAATAGATGGTTAGGTCAACCTAGATATGAAGGGGATGCAATTGATAAAATAAATGGGGTTTTATATACCTTTCGTAGAAATTATGCAAATATACATAATATAAATCTAGATACCACAGATGAAATAAAGGAAGAGGCCAGAGTACGTTCTAGAAGAATATTAGCAGATGCTAGTATCACTATTCCACCAGATAGTCCCCTGGTGAATCCCGAACTGCGAGATAGACAGAGAAGGGTCGGCATGCCTCAAGTTCAGCAGTACAATGCGGCCAATTCAAGTCGGGAATATGACGAGTATAGGCGTTCTATCCAACAGGAGAGACAAAATGAGGATGCTAGCTTACCTCCTCCCGTATATGATCAACCTGTTAGAGACGAATCTCAGCGTGAAGCTTTTATGGATATAGCAAAAAAACGTCCTAATCCTCTGAGTGAGTTTATATGCCCGATAACAGGAGAAATAATGTTTGATCCAGTTGTAGCATCTGACGGAAATACATATGAAAGATATGCCATTATAAAGTGGTTCAAAACAAAAAAAACCAGTCCTATAACATCATTACCAATTAATGAAATTTTTACACCAAACTTAACTATTAGAAGTGCCATAAGCAGGTTTATAGATGGGTCTTTATTCAAAGATATGGTAGGTAACCCAGTTGATCTGTTAATGAAGAAAATTAATAATGGTAAGGAGGAAGATAAAAAAATCAAAAGGGTGGATGCAATTCTCCTTCTTGATGAAAATGATTTTGACGTAGATAAAGCATACGATGCTTATATGATGAGTTTAGGTGGAGAAAAGGGAGGAACTCGTCGTAATCTAAGAAAAAAACCTCATAACCAACGTAAGAACAAGACAAAAAAACGTAAGTGAATCAAATAAGAAAATAACAATTTTATATTTTATTGCATATAAAATTGTTTACGACAAATCAAAATATGGATTGTCATCTATCGTTGTACCACAATATTCTTTCGGATTCTTTTTATAATCAACGGGAATATAGATACCAGACTCCTTTGAATTCTCCA